GAACTGCCAAGCTAAATACCACAACGGCGGGAATAACCGTTACTGGATCAGTTACCGATGATAAGGGTGATGTAAGGAAGATAGTTCAAAATTATCAGACAGGTGCTTATGTCTTAGTAGTGGGTGATGCAGGCAAATGTATTACGATTACTACAGGAGGAGTGACAGTTAACCCGTCAATCTTTTCATCAGGCGATGCCGTTTCAATAGTCAATCATAGTGGTTCTGATCAAACTATTACTCAAGGTTCTAGTTTTACTCTCTATAACACTGCTGATGGGGCAACAGGAAACCGCACGCTTGCTGGAAGAGGTATGTGCACCCTATTCTTCACAGATAATAATATCGCCTACGTATCAGGGGCGGGGTTAAGCTAATGCCTATTCAACAGATGCTATGTGGTGCAGGTGGTGGTATTAATTACGCAGTAGGTCAAGTTGTTTTTGATGGAGATAATGTAAACCAGACTTGGACTGTTCCGGCTGATGTCTATTCGATTAGTGTCGTATGCGTGGGGCGAGGAGAACCTAACCCTGGCTCGACTTCCGGCGATGGTGGGGCTTTAGCTTGGGCTTCAAATATACCAGTAACGCCAGGGGCTACGCTGACATATACAACACGTGCGGCCGCTGATAAAAGTAATCCTCCATCAGGTGATTCAATATTGTCTGGACCTGCTTCTGGCAGTCAGGCGGCGTGGAGTGTAACGGGTACATCCTCAGTCAGTGGTAGTCAATCTAGTACTTATTTCACAGGTACCCCAGGTGCTTCTAGGCAGGGCAACCGTGGCGGTAATAGTCAAACTGGAACTACTGGATGGATGAATAGTATGTATATAGCCGGTGGCGGTGGCGCGGGTGGCTATAGCGGGCAGGGGGGAGATGCTGGCGATACATCAACGAATACTGCATACAATAATAATGCTGCCGGTGGTGGTGGTGCTTGTGGTCATGGATCTACCAGAACCTGGCAAGCAAGAAGGGGTATTGGCGGAGGTGGTGGAGGCGTTGGCCTGTTAGGTGAGGGTTCTTCTGGCGATTGGACTGATAGCCAATGGACAGGCCATGATGATGGCTGGGGCGGCCCTCCTGGCTCTGGGGGTACGGTTGGCGATACGGCTGTTTATTGTTCTGACGGCACTTGGAATTGTAACGCTTTTGCTCAAGGACATGGAGGCGCATACGGCGGAGGCGCTGGCGGGAGTCATGGTGGTTACGCAGGTTATGCGGACCAAGAAGGCGCAGGGGGCGGCATTAGAATTATTTGGCCTGGTCATTTAAGGTTATACCCAAGCACAAGAACTGCAGACGAGTAAACTATTTTAAAAACCATGGCTACTCCTTTTGTTGAATACACAGACAAAGACGGTGTTAAATCAAAACTTGAATTTAGTGATTCTCTAACTACAGAAGAATTTCTAGATTTTTATAAAAAGTATATAAAATCTCACGACCCATTTAGTGAATAAACTTGCCATTGTTGGGGCTGGAAATGCTGGCTGTATAAGTGCCTTACACTTTAGGAAATATCTACCAGAGTTAGAGATTGATTTATACCACGACTCAAGCCACCCAATAGAAAGAGTTGGCCAAGGTACAACTGACCTTATAGCTGAATTAATCTCTAATGTTTTAGGTGGTGATTTTTACAAAAACAATCTTGGTGCAACAATAAAGACAGGGATTCTCTATAAAAATTGGGGGACAAAGAAAGACGAATTTTTCCACCCTTTTTATAACTTAAGTAATGTAGGCTTACATTTTACCCCTAAAAAATTTTCTGATACTGTTTTATCTAGTGGCTTGTTTAATATCAAGGAACAAGAAATAAACGACCCTGAAAAAGAAATTGATGCTGATTTTATAATTGATTGTAGAGGAAGAAAAAACATAGATAAAGATAATATAAACAAACTTGTTAACCCTTTAAATTCTGTTTTACTTGCAAGCCTACCAAAAAAAGAAATGATATGGACTGAAAGTATAGCCCACCCAAATGGTTGGTGTTTTTGTGTTCCTGTTGAAGACAAATTAAGCTTAGGTTATTTATATAATAGCGGCTTAACTTCTAAGGAAGAAGCAATAAAAGATTTTCAACAACGCTTTAAAATAGGGGAGATAGAACATTCAATGAAGTTCGACAACTACTGTTCTTTTAATCCATTCGTGGGTGAACGTACACTACTAAATGGTAATAGTGCGGCGTTTATTGAACCCCTTGAAACTACAGCGACTGGACTATATCTATGGATTGCTAGATGTGGTTATGATCGTTTTATTAATAAAGTAAATATTCCTAAATGCTTAAATTTGATTCACGATGAAGTTTTTAAGATTGAGCAATTTATTTTATGGCACTATAAAACAGGCTCTAAATTTAATAGCCCTTTTTGGAATTACGTTAAAACACTACCTTTTACCCCTATTGAAAAACCTGTAGGAGAGGAAAATTACGGACAATGGGGCAGACCTTCATTTGATGTTTGGGAAAATAACACCTAATTATTAACTAATCTTTCATAGCTTTTTTGTTGATGCACTCTAATTTCTACAATCTCTTTCATCATAAATAAAGGTAAGACCGCACAAAACGTCATTACAAAAGCTAAGACAATTCCATTTATTAATGTTCTATTGATCGACTCCCACATAACAAAGGGGTTTTAATACGTCTTCATAGTAGCTAAGATTCATGGCAAAGCTTTAGTTTGATGGTTAGGAAAGTACTTGACGGGTTTACGATTGCCACGTTTCTTATTGTCGTTGGTGGTTCTGTTACTGTTTATTTTCAGCGTGGAAATATCATGAAAGGAATAATGGAACAGGTCACAGAAAAATTACCTGAGTTAATAGAAGGATCAATGCCAAAGGTAGAAATACCCAAAACAACTGGTCCTGTGATGCCTTTCTAATGTTTAAATCTACATCACAATTAATCGCCATTATCCTTGGCGTTGGAATGGTTGGACAGAATTTCTTTGTTTTAAATATGCTTAGTAAACGTGAAACAGATATGCCAAACTTAGCCCGATTAGCAACAACAGAAAACAGCTCTTCGCAAATGAAATATTCAAGGGATGGAGAAAAATTAGACGTTTTAGTAACACACCGTATGTTTGATCCTAAGACGGTAATGTTTACTTCTGAAAAGTCTAAATGGAACGGTAAAACAGATTACACGCATAGAGAATATATCCCGCACGTACCAACAGAGAAAGCGCAGGAAATCGACTTAAAGTGTTTAGAGGCTGAAATAATCGCACGTAATAATGGCGGCCTTGTGGCGGCGGGTGTAGCAGGCGCGGCGGGTGCTTCTAAACTTTCTTCGATCCCAATAATAGGTTTTCTACTTGAACCATTCGCAAGAAACCGCGCTCAAAAAATTGGGCAAAATGTAGGCGGCAGTTTAGGCAAAGATTTATCTGATTGTTAAGTGCCAGAAATACCAGAGATCGGGATTCAATCAATAAGGTCTATACCTTCATGGGCGCAAAGACAATCTAGAAGTACTGCTTTACCTCCACCAATTACTAGCCGTTATGCAGTGGGAGGATTCCCCATTGTTGAAGTTCCCGGTTGCGTTCGGATGTGGGAAGATTTCACAAAAAACTCTGAACTAGTCTTTGACGATCCGAAAGGTTCTGTCGTGTTGTGCGAAGGCCCAGTCCCTACCCTTGAAAGTATGGCGGTTGATTGGGATGCTCTTTCATATAGCAGTTCAGAACAAGAAGAGGAAGTAATAGAAATACCACCGCCACCCGTTCAGATTGTGCCACCCGTATCAAAGAAAAAGAAAACGAACAAAGAGAAGAAAGAAGAAAAGGAACAACAAGGGAATCAGGAGCAAGGTTCATCTGATATTCCTACTGGAGATTTAAATTTAAATAATGCTTTTAATGTTGATCTTTTGCCCTGCCCTCGTCCTGATGATTTAAGCGTTGGTAGTAAGGGCAAGTTTGGAAGAGCGAGAGTTAAAGATCATAAATTAAATTCAGATAATGAGTGCGTGACCCTTTGGGAAGAAATACCAGTTCTAGAAACTGTTAACACTTATTTACCACCGCCGCCTTTGGTACTTACAACGGGAGCCGTGGCAGCTACGGCGGTTACTGCCTCAGTATTAGTTAAACCTTTAAGTGATTATCTTTTAAAAATTGTTAAACCATTAGTTAAGAAAGTACTTAAAAAAGTATTAGCTAAGGTTGGAAAAAAACAAAAGGTACTTAGTCTTTCTGAACGTCGGAAACAGCAGAGGCAGAACCGATAGAATGAGAATGTTGCGGGAGAGTATTTGGCGGGTTCAAAAGAATAATATCTTCGCAGATTTTGTAATATTCAGAAGATTTAGCAAAGGTAACGCCTAATTTTTTTTGCTCAGCGCAGACTTTCATTCTTGATAATTCAAAGTCTAATCTTTTTGTATGGTAAGCCTGTTCAATCATCGCGATTCTTGCATTTGCGGCCCTCTTACATTGCTTTGATAATTTAAAATCTAAGGGTACACTTATAGTTGCTGAAAATCCGTAATTAAAACTTAGATTGTTTCTAGGCTGCCCGGTTCTGATTGGCTTTGTATAAATAACATTACCGGGATATAAAAGGTTGCCGTCGTCGTCTGTTCGCTCGTCATATATATTCTCGTTGTAATAAGGTTCATAGGGTAATTTGTGAGTATCAACCCCATTTAAGAACGGCGTAATTGTTAATGTAGAACCCGCACATTGAATCCCATCACCAAAAGATTGCTCCATGAAAGAACCGCTCATTACTTGTATTCCACTATTTACGACGGAACCACTACTAGAGGCACTAGGAGAGGCTACAGAGGTTGTATTAGCTAACGCTGGTGTACTTGTGACTATTGCACAAAGACTGAGACAGATTCCACTACCGATTCTATATTTTCCTCTCTTTGTATTGTTGTTATATTCGTCAATCCGGGTGAGACAAGTGTTTCGCTGAAGTTGAAACTTACGCCCGGTGTTGTTAGTTGCCATTGCGGTTTATTTTCTGGGGTAATGTCAACGCTTGTATAAGAAAAAGTTGTTCCTTCAATTGTTTGTTCTTCTAAAAGTTTTGGTACTGGGCTAATAATTAAATCATCATTTACAGGTTTTATTCCCGTACCTGAAACACTATATTGATAACCTGAATTTATATCATGGCTTACTATTGTCTCTTTGATAACGCTCTTTGTAGTTTGAGAACTGTTTAAGGTTCCTTGAGAGAACGATGGCGACACTGGAACAGATTTAACAGGGTCAGCTAAAAATAAAAGTAAAAATATTAAACGCATAAATATTAATTTAAGACAGAGAGTTCGCTGACTGTTTGAATAATAGTTGATGTGCCTGGCCCTCCACCAACGCCAGTGACTAAACCCTCGCTTGTAAGGGTTATGGTTCCGGGTGTATGGCCTCCGGCTCCTGTTGTTGTTGTCCCGTAAAGCGGAAGATTTGGAACCGCCCCATTAGTAACCGTCGAACCACTCCCAACGGCTGCTATTCCGTCACCCTGAGTGAATGACTCTTGAAAAACAAAAGAACTGCCCTCAGTGTGAATCTTATAATTTGCATTTGCTTTTTGAGTCGCGGCGGTTGTTGAGCCATTGCCGGGTGTTAACCCTCCGAATACATCGCTGTTAGCTGTTCCAACTTGAATATTTGTACCTGACACGCTGTAAGAACTACCGATCCGGGAGGCAGTAGAAAAGGCGTTATCCATTCGCGCCTCTGCGCTTGTTGTAATGCGGTGGATCATATCGGCTTGCACTGGAGAAGACGCAAGCAAGAAAGCAAAGGGGATTAAAAGTTTTTTCATTGGAGTTTGCCTGTCTCTGGATCTATAGGACGTTGAGTTATCTCATCAACCTCAAGCCGTTCTTGTCTTGGTTGAATTGGAATGATTTTAACCCCTGTTTCAAATCTCATTGTTGTTACTGAACCATTCGCTGCCTCTGCTTTTCTTTTTTCCTCTTCTGCCTTATAAGTTCCATCACCTCTTTTCTTTGCAGTCTCAAGTCCAAAGCTCGCAAGCGCTCCAGTAAAAACACTTGCAATAAATGTCGGGTCGATCCTTTCTTGTTTACCTAAGCCGGGTAATTCTACATAGTTTAAAGTTAATATAAAACCTGACCAAACAACGACACCTAAACGAACAAAAGTAGAAAGTACCTGTAATTGTTCTTCTTTATCATCTAAACCCTCTTTCAGTTTTTGTAGAGGATTCTTTTTTTCTTCCTCTGGTTTCTTTGTTGCTTGTTCAGTCATAGGCGTGTACGCAATACGCAGACATATTAATATATATAAACTAATTACTTGTGTTAATGAGTCAACCTCTGTCTATCTGGGAGAACGCAGCCCGTACAGAATTAATGGAGAAATTATATTTTTTAGATGGGCGTGACAACCCGGCACATCCTCACGCAAATACTTTTACAGGTTTAGGCGTAGAAATACAAATAAGAAATAGAGTTAACAAGGAAAAAGAAATTGCTGATAAATGGAATAACTTACTAGGAAACCAATGACAGAAATTTATGCTGCGTTAATTGGTGCTATGGTTAGCGCCCTCCTGATGGTCTTAAGCCTTAAATCGTCAAAACGCCAATCAGACATAAGAGAAATCTTTCATAGGCTAAACGCTATAGAAAAGGAACAAGCGCGGTTAGAGCCTCCTAGGAATAAGAATTGGCGTAATAGGTAGGCAAGAAAAAACCCCTCAACGTCGTGCAAGCGTCAAGAGGTATCTAATCCCTGTCGTCTAATGTTCTCTAATTAAAATTGTATTTTGTAAAGGACAGAATTATTCTACTTAAGATGCGACATTTCTTCATTGATATATCTACTCAATATGACTGCTTTAGAGTAATGAGCCGAATAACCTGTTAAGTCTCTTAATTGCCTTGATGACATATACATCGCATTGCGTCGCCATGCCTCTATTTTATTTGTCGGGGATCTATAAACAAAGCCTGAACCTAACCAATCCAAAAAGCGACGCATTAGACTTACTATGCTTGCGTATTATTAATATAGAGATACTTTTAGGTTGGGTCAGCAGCGGAGTGTTCCCCATCACCAAAGTTCGCAAAGCAGTGGTTGAGCTGGCCCATAATATTAACAGGCAAAAAAAAAGAGCCCTGCGGCCCTAGTAATTTAAAAGCTGATTGATGGGCCATTCTGTAACCCATGCGTCGCCTTTGATTGGATTGGCTGGAGTTTCGATTTCTCTTACCCATGCCATACCCTGTCTTGCAGGCCTCCACATATCAGCATCATTTAAAAGAACTGCTTTGAAGCAATTACCGCAATGCTCGAAGCCTTTTGCGTTTTCTGCCCAAACTGTCTTTAAAACTTGCATTGGAACCGTCCCCGGTTGACTACTCTTTAATTATATACTGGGGTTGACCCATACGTCTACATAGTAACAATTAATTAACAATATTACGGCGCAGGTACAAGCATATGTTGAGCGTGTTCTGAAGTTCTACCGTCGGGCCATTTTACTGTGCAGTAATAACCGGGAGTCCCTTTCTTATTGTGCTTAACCTTCATCGAAACGACGGTTCCAATAGATGAGCATATTTTTAAACAGACCCCAGTATTCCTTTTCTTGTTCACCTGATCGTTGATTTTATAGCGCGGAGTTGCTCCCATAGTTTTAGAAATAGCAAGGTAACAATTAAATGTCGGGGGATGGATCACGTCGACTTATAAAAGCCGCCCAATTTGTGCCCTGTCTTTCCCTTGCGGGTCTTGTATAACTTTCAAACTGTTGGTTAACTTGTTGATTGGTCAACAGCTATCAGGCTCCCCGACGTTGTAATAAAAAACCCCCTATGAAGGGGGCGCGGTGGTTAAAAGATAAAGGCGGCTGAGATAGAGAAAGCTGCAAGGTAGAAAAGAAACATGGTTGCTTTTTCCTGATTGTTAGCTCTCTTATCTAATCCTTTAGCTGTCCTGAGTAATTCAGGCTTAAGCATCTTTGAAAGAACTTTTGTGGAAGTCATTTAAAACTTTTGCAATTGGGTGTCTCTCGACTTCTTTAATATACATCAGGGGTTGACCCTTTACTACGTCTCGTTAGCAATTAGTAACACTTTCAAAAAATACGCATAAAAAAGACCTCTGTGAGTATGTCGGTTCACTGAGGAGGTAAGGCCGCTGAGTTAACTAGCCGCAGATCAGACCGTAAAGGCTGCGCTCACCATGTTTCGCAGTTTCAGGTGAAAGACTGACGCTTATCGTGTCCAGCGCGGAGAAGTCACGCCCGATATGTGACTTAAGGCCTAATAAATATATCAGGGGTAGACCCTTTAAGCAATAGGTCTAATTAGAAACAGTAAGTTTTTCTAAATCTAAAACCCTTTGTAGTGGTATCGCTGCAACTTGAGGACAAACTGAATTTCCTAGGGCTTTAGTTCTGTGTATCCAATTGGATAGCCCATCGCTTCCTCTGTCCAACACGGGTTTACTCTTGTACCGTCGCCAGTCTGGGTTAATACGTCGGCTATCCTTTTGGCTCCATGTCTGGCTTGAAACCCCTGCCCTGATCTTCCTTTGTAATCCGAGGCAACTGGGGTAGGCAACAAGCCAAAATCTGTCTCTTTTATGGCAGGCTCCCAAAGCACTTGCTGGTATGCATGCATATTCTGTGTCATACCCTGCCGAGGCCAACTCTCCGAGTACGATTCCCAACCCGTTAAAAAGGATCGCTGCGACGTTTTCCAAGACAATGTATTTTGGTCGAACCAAGCAAATGATTCGCATGAGCTGGAAAAACAAACCTGACCTAGTTTCTTTGGTGATACCGGCCTGCAAACCGGCTTGGCTGATGTCTTGGCAAGGAAATCCCCCGCAAATAACGTCTGCTGAATATGGTTCGGGGTTGTATGTTCTGATGTCATGGAATTGTTCGACATGGGGCCAATGCTTTTTTAATACCTTTTGACAAAATGGTTCACACTCGACAAATGCAACTGTTTTAAATCCTCCAACTAATTTTTCCGCCGAGAAACTAAAACCGCCAATACCGCTAAAGGTGTCGATAAGTCTAAGCGTCATGGCTGACTACTTAACGTAATAGATGCCCCCGGACTTTCCCCCGGCTCGCAATATCGTTTACTTGCTATCCAATGAATAATCTGTGAATCATCTCTTACTAATCCTGATTGTTGTATCGAATCCCCTATTGATCTAATTAATTTATCCGTGTCACTTTTTGTCGTTTTATATCTAGGGGCAGCAGGCCTCAACGTCCCTTTAGTTCCATAATGGGATTTAGGGCGCATAAAGCGAAATTCACAAGAGACACTAAACGCACAATCAATATCCCAATCCTTTGGTTTAGCAGCTATTAGATAAGTCATCACATCCTGTCGCCAAGATTTCAATTCTTTATCGTTGCTATAAATCACACCGAAAGCAGTACGTTTTAAACTCCCCTGCGCGACAGGTACACCAACAACATCAACGCTAATTATTTTCATAGTTTTCATTTAAATCAATTTTTCTTCTAACTCTTAAAAATATCTCTTTTAAATATTCATTCTTTACTGGCTGGTTAGGCGGCTGTAATCGACTTAAAACCTCTTTCATTTTTTGCACCTTAAAATTAAAAGTTTCGTTGTTGTAAATATCATCTTCGTCAAAAAGTTCTTTGATTTGATTTGCAATAGTTTCTTCTGAATATGTTTTGCGTGTGTCGTCAGTCATTGTTTTTCCTCCAATGTTGAATAAGTTTTTTTAGTTCAATAATTCGCTTTTCAGCGGCTTCGATTTTTTCTTTATTTGTCAACGGTGATTCTCCAATAACTCTTAGTTTCAAGTTTCACCGCTTTATTATCTAAAATTTCTAGTTCTTTCCTCTGGTCAATTTCTGTTTTATAAGTTTCCTCTTGTTTCGTTAATTCCTCTGAGAATTGATATTTTTGGGTAGTTTGAAGCCTATTAGCTGTAACCCCATGAGATTGAAAAATCCCTTTAATCCGTCCGTCTTTTCTATGCTCTTCTAGTTCGTCTTTCAGAACAGATTCGCCAATAGTTAATGTTCTGATCTCTTGTTTAACCTTTACTAGTTCAGCAAGGATACGATCAGGGCTGTTTAGTATTTCGCTACTGAATTGCATCATCATAATCAACGTCAGGAAATTTTTTTAGGTTGGTTTGCTCGTTGTTTTGCTCGTTTGGCAAATGAAAGTTGTATTCAGCGATATATCGAGCATTGCTTAAGGTCAAAGGATTATCGAAATTTTTTAACCACTCTTGAGTTTTTTTTTGCTCGTCGTTGTAATCTTCAGTTTCCATAGCTTCTAACCTGATAGTCCTTATAGGTTCCTTGATCATAGGCCTGCGTAGAAATAGTAACTGTATCAACAGCAAAGACCGCCGAATCAGGATAAGAACTAACGCTATTGGTAAGAGAATTAACCCCGTACAAAATAGGCGCAGAGATCGCCAAAAGGAAGATGGCTTTTGTAAGTTCGTGCATTGTTTTTGTTTCATTAGTTAAATAGTGGCATGGGTTGACCCTTTGTGCAAGCCTACGTAGAAGAAGTAACGCTAATCAAATAAAGACACTTGCTTTGGTTCTAATAGGGGCAGTTCCCATAAATGTTCTGCCTTGCCATATAGCCCCTTGATCTGACGATCAGTTTTAACTATCTTGCCTAAGTTAGTTAGGTCAGTCATTGCTCGCCTAATCGACGTAATAGGACAATTCAAGCCACTTTGACTTAATACCATTGATGGAGATAGAGGCCGATTTCTTTTAACAAATAGAGAATAAATTAAATCCTCTTGTTTTCTTGTTTTCTTCTTTGATTCCTTAAGCGCGGAATCTGTTTGATTGATTGTTTCGTAAAAAGCCATTTTAAAAAGCGTGTAGTTCTCTTTGTTTGTCGAAATAAGCTCGACGGGCTAATTGATAGTCGCCTCGGCAACGTTCAATATCAGGGATGGTTTTATAAATCACTTGCCTTTGAGTCGAATAAACGATCATCGCTTTATCTATCGAAATTTCAGGATGATTGATATATAAAAGATCGATATAGCCGCCTAATTGTTTTGAATGTGAGCTACTAGGTTTTGACCATTTACCTTTTGCCTCATCAAACTTTTCTTCAAATGTTTTTAAATCAATTAAAATGACTTCTTCTGTTTCGTTGTTATAAAACAGGCCGTCGAGTTTTCCAGCTATCCAAAATTTACGATCAACTAATTCATGCTCTAAAGCAATTGGGGTTAGCTGTTTCCATAAAGGATCATCAATCAAGATCGAAACCCAATCAGAATAAGGGCTTGAATTACCGGGGTGTCCTGTTTCTAAAAAGCGATTCCAACAAAGGTGAATGTGATCGCCTCTTTCCATCGCTGCTGTTTTCCCCTCCCACAAAGAAGAACTACCACGGCAAACACTCGACACTGATAGCGGAACTATCCTCTTGTGTTTCTGGCAGTAATATTTGTGATCGCTCTCTCGAAACAGAAGGTTCGGATCTGGAGGAAGTCGGAAAGTCTCGTTCTTCTGTAACTTTGATTTCGTGAATAGGTTCATCAGGATGTTCTCTTAATAAATTTCGGTGAGGTTTCATAAAGCAAGCGGTTCCGTGATCACTAACAGGAACATTCCTTAATGCTTGTTTTCTCCAATACCTTGAATCGGGTGACTCGGTGTCTAAATCTTCAAGAGTCCAATAACCCTTAGAAATGCCATCACGTAGCGTCTTGATTGTTGATGCAAGATCAAATGCTTTATCCATTTAAAAGCGATTGCATAACGGGGTTAGTTGTTGGCCCTTTATCGCCATAAACATCAGAAGCTTTAAAAACTTTGTATGCGGGGTGTTTAGATTCTGGCTCCTTAGTCTGCTTAGAAACATTAGGAGCAAGCCCAAAACGTTCGTAATTCTTAAGCGTTATTGATTCCCAACTATTAGCAGTTGCAAGAGCAATTTGTTCTAACGCGATTGACTCAGAATAATTAGCAGCAATTTTTGCAACCTCAAGGAAAAGAAGTTTTGCAGCGTGTTCAGTTTTCTTACCTGTTTTTCCTTCTTTCCAATAGGTCGTTAAATCACCCTTACAAAAATCAAGGGTATGAGGAACAACGAATTGATAACGCTTAGTTTTGGTTTCCTTTCTCTCTCTTCCTCTCCCCTTATGAACGTTCGCTTCGCTCTCGTTCAACCCCTCTCTTTCTCTCTCAATCCTTTCCTCGTTAAGTGTTGGTTGGTGATGGGGGGATTGTAAGGGGGGAAGAGTCAAGTTTGCAACCTCGTCACTTACCACCCTGTCTAGCAAAAGTGCTATAAAGCTTGACAGGGGAATGTATCTCGGCTTGATTGCCTCAATCCTGTTAAGGACATCGGTATCTAATTTGATACCCGTGGTATCCATTGGGTAGCCTCTCGGTATGCTGGCAGTAGAAAATTAGCTGACTTTAAGGCGTTGTCAATACGCTTACGTAGTAGAACATTTTAACAATATGTAACGTTAATGTTATAATTGATATGACCCATAGCGGAGGCAAAAGCCAATGCACAATGAGGCCGATAATAGGAATTTATTGCGAGAAAATAAAGAATCTCTTAGGGCTTGCCAAAATGACATATTCGAGGTAGCACAAGAACTCTTAGAAGAAAATTATTATCTACGTAGGCGAATTAAAGATTTAACTGGTACGCAAAGATAAGTGTAACTAATGTCAGGGACTAGGAAAATAGTTTGACTAGATAAGTAATAGACCCCTTGCGTTTAGGGTTGACCCCTTATATATTTATCCCATACGTTCCTCTATTGACCCTTTCTGATGCCTACGCATACGCCACAAAGATCAGAACAATTGCAACAAGGTTTACAAAATTTTGCATTATTTATTCGTAGAGGCAGGGAATTAAATAACTTATCGCAGCAAAATTTGCATGTATTTTTTAAGATCCTACTTGTCAATATTTATAATTCGCAACTATCACACATGGAACAAGGGAAATTAATTTTAAAACCCGGCACTTTTGTTGAATTAGAAAAAGGTAATATTGCCATGGATGATAAAAAAAATATCCCACCAACTCAAAAAGATTTTAGTAAGGAAGTACGCGAGAAATTTTTACAAGCAACACCCTATTTAAATTGTGATGGCGAAGTATGCGACGCAACCGATTTTTTCCGTATCTTTGTTGGTATTGATGAACTACATAAATCCTACTTAACAAAAGGCGTTGAAATGACGCAAGAAATGGCGCATAGATGCAGTGTTTATGATCGAAATATTTTCAGGGGATTCTGCGAAGAAAAAATGCTTGATCGTGACGAGGCTTGGGAAAAAATGTTACCTGAAATTGAAAAAGTTATGCCCCAGAAGAAACAACGTCAACACTTCCGTTTGATATGTGCCGGATTAGAGGAATGGTCGTTACCTGAAATCAAATCTTATACAAAGAACGGAACGATTGAAGTTTGTCCTGTTAATCAAATGTTCTCAAAAGTAATGAAAAGAAAGATGCCCGATTGCATGACCGTTTGGACAAAAGGCGATCAAATCAAATACAGCCAGCTACAGCCTTTACGCTAACGAATGTAGTAATACGTACATTTATTTAAGCGTATGTGATATTTGATTGCTATTCATACTTGACGGGTAGACCCCGCCTCGTTATAAGTAGTAAGAACTTCGACAATCATTTTCATTTGACCCATGATCCTTCCCATTCACAGATCGAGTCAATAACTGAATCAACCGCTCACATTATTGAATCAGCATTAGAAGCTGTAAATATGTTGATCGACAAAGTTGAGTTAAAAAACCTTTCAGGTGAACAGAAAGTACAATTAAAAGACTTTCACAAAGGCCTTCAACAAGCTTCAACCGTTATTAGGAGGCCTGCTTAATGCCTGTCCCATATTTAGGCGGTGAATTAAAAAAAGGCGAAACAGAAAAGAAAGGGCGTTTTGATTACGCTGCATGGGCTGTTATTTGTAACAAGCTAAATAGCGAAAACGAGCGTTGGCAGCCTGGGATACGTTTCAACCCTGATGGCTTGCCTTATCACATTTGCGGTAATACAGCCGCCGTTCTGATCTATTTCAAAGAGTACGAAACAGGAAAAGAAACACCCAATTGGTTTTATCCAATTACTAATAATCAAAACAAACCTATTCCACTTGATCAGATAACTTGTTGGGATGTAAACAACGCACATAAGCGCGGTTTATGCAGCGCAGCGGCAGGGTTTTTCTCATTAGGTTATGAACTATGGGCAAAGGAAGAATTAGCTGACATGGAGGTCGAAACATCACCCCCTGTTAATAACGATTTAATTACTACGCCTAAGCAGAAAAAGGAACAGCCGTTAAACTCTGACGTAATACCAGAAGCACTTTCTAAATCTGAAAGGATGGCACTAATAAACGAAATTACAAAATATGCAACGTCTGAAGTCAAAAAGGATCAAAATACCTTTAATAATCTTGAAGCCTATTGTCGTAAAAATTTCCCAATTCCCGATGATGGCAAATTTAGCGATTACATACAGGAAAAACGCCATGCGGTGATCATTAACGATTTCTTGAGGCCTTACAGAAAATGAAAAAGATTTCTAAAAGCCTATTTGCTGATAATGATGAAAGACCTGATTGCTGTACTACAGAAGAATGGAAAAACCGTTTTCGTATTTCAGCAAAACTTGGTCAGATTAATTACAGAAGCGCTTTTATTTTTTTCACCCGTAACGGCTGGTCATGGTCATCAGGAATTAACAACCTGATCGCAACACATCCCGAAATTCAACAAATCCAACAGGAGCTACAAAACGATGCTTAACATCACCGCAACAGGAAATTTAGTCGCTGACCCTGAGCAAAACACCGTTCAAACATCACAAGGCAATTTAGAAGTTACAAAAATGCGCCTATTGGTTAACAAGAAAAAAGGTCAAGAGGAAATCGTTACTGCCCTTGATTGTTCCATCTGGGGTAATAAAGGAAATCCGGCAATGGCTTATTTAAAGAAAGGTGATCAAGTCACAATCGCAGGGGCCGGAAATATCAACACATTTACTAAGCAAAACGGTGAAGCCGGGGCATCTATAGAGGTAAACGTACAAGAGTATTCATTACCTCCAAAGCCAAAAGAAGTTAATTGGCAATCATCGCCAAGAGTTCCAGAAACAAACGAATTACCGTTTTAACAGGGTTTTGGCTTTCCCTAGATTACGCCTAGATTACAAGAGAAAAACCCATTCCTTGAAAACCCAATCGGGGCGACAGGATTCGAACCTGCGACCTAGTGCTCCCAAAGCGAACACCTCAACCTTTGCTGTAACTGCTTTTTCAAGCTATAACTAGCCTCTATATCTCTATTGACTATCGTTTAATAGTGGGCAATACTTACACTAGATTACAGCTAGATTACACTTGCCAAAACTTAAGCGTAAATCAGGTGATTGGGCCGAATACTTTCAACGCGGCATTAAAGAGATTGGACAAGGTTGGTCTGTTGTAGACCATAGAGGAAAAGTACTGTTATTTTTTAGACCTAAAGGGGCAAAACCTCAATCAGTAAAATTAGATTTCCTATGGGAACGCGGAGCAAGTAAAGACGCAGAAATAAGAATTAGAAAAATATATAACCTCACCCTTGAGGGCCATGATTTAAAAACCGCCTCAAAAATAGCGTCTGGTAATGCCCCTAAAATTGAACGGGATTGGTCACTGTGTTTAAAGAACTTCGAGCAATACAAAACAGAGCATGAAAACGCTATTACTCAAAAGACATTTAACCACGATTACAAAAGCGTTTTATCTGATGCTGTTCAATTATTAGAATCTAAAAATCCACCAACTAACCCCGCTGATTTAATTGATTTAGTAATTCGTAAATGGCCCCCCGGAACACCAACAAGAAAGCGCCGCACAAATAACCTTTGTCAGTTTTTGGAGTACACAGTAACGAGAGAAAACGCCCCCGCCTCTTGGCTTCCTCCTACAAATAGACAAATACATATAGGAAGAAAAGTAGCTAAAGCAAAAACACAAAAAAAAGACCCGATAACTGATCAAGAAATACTAAATCTAATTGAACAAATCCAATCAACCGCCGCGGGCATCAAGTGGGCCAACACCCTAAAACTCATTGCTGAATATGGCCTTCGACCTGTCGAAATTAAATACATTCACGTAAGAACAGATAATAAAACTAATGAAGAATACCTTTGGTGCTCTTATGAGAAAAGGAGTGGTGGAGGAATAACAAAACCTAGAAGATTGGAACCGCTGCCAATAGAAAACACGCAATGGAATTTATTACCCTTATTAAAAATTGGTCGTCTCGAATTACCTTCTTTAACTGCTAAAGGTAACGGCGTAGCGGAAGCAATTCGCAAATATTTAGAACGTCGTTCGGCGTGGGCATCATTAAAAGCAATAGTTGAATCAAGGAATGAGCAGCTAGGGACATATTCGTTTAGACATTCTTACAGCGTAAGAGGACATAGCAAATACGGTATTGATAGCGGTGCAATGTCGAACGCAATGGGGCACTCGCTGGAATGTCACCTTAGAGAATATCCATTTGCAACAACATCAACAACTGAATCAACTTTTAAAAAAGCAAGAAATAAAGTCCGATCTTAATCGTGGATCGGGAGCGATGGAGGAGAACCGAGTCGCAGCGAAACGTCCAGAATAGATGTGGCCAGAGGTGCAAATAGCCGAGGATCTAAGTTTCTCACTCATCACCACGTAGGGCTTAAGTGAGTTGAAACACTTTTAATCGTAAAGTGTGAACGATGGATTTGAGAGGAAGCGAATCGCTCAGAGTCGAATCGAGGCAAGCCGAAAAGAGCATCGCCGAGGCGAAGTGTTGCTCGTCTTTACCGCGTAGGGCTGACGAACATGAAACCAGTTCTTAATCGTTGAACTGGCAAGCGATGGAGGTGAGTAGAGGGGGGTTGATAGGAGCCGAGGTTCGGAGAAGTGAAACAAGCAGAGTTGTTTTTTAGGGGTCAGAAACCCCTAGGTTTGATTTTTCTATCAACGATTTAGGAAGCCTTTCACCTTTCCTTTGCAACTGCAAAGAATGTTTCCTCGCGCCATCTGCTGATGCTTCAATAAAAGCGTGATGAATCTGTTTTGTTTCTAAATCTCTTTGTTCTGATTCGTTTAATTTACTTTCGTCTATATGTGTAAAAAGCCTTCTTGTATGTTTTCTATGTTTCTTAATTCCTGCGTTTGCTTGTGCGGCAGAATAATCAATTGCCTCTTTGTCATTTAAAACTTTTAATTCACCTTTTGATTCTCTTAAAATAATTGGCTCACTAATTTCCTCTCTTTGTTGTTCAATTTTTTCCTTAATCCTTTGTATTGAATAACGATCATCCCAGTCTTTATCTTTAAAGCATATTTTCCAATAATCAACAATTTCTAAATGTGAGATAATATCACCTTTTTTTAAGGCTTTCCAGTTAATCCCGTCAATGCGTGGGTTTTTCATTAGTTAGCACCTCCTTTAATTTCTTTTGGTAATTCTGCATCTTTAAATTTTGCGGTTTTAAATCTCCCATAACGAGGCCGCCAAGTGCCTAAACCTTCCGCTACCGCAGCCCTTGAAAGATATTTTTTTAAGTCTGATTTGCCAACTATCTCATCATTAACTAATAGGTTATAAGTAACTTGCCAATCAGGAAAACATAAACGACTGACCCAAACACCTCTGTTAGTAAAGGCGCGATTGATATGTTTTTGATTTGTAAACAGAACTGATGCGTCTTTTGAACCTTGATATTTAATCTCAGAATCATTAGTTACAACAACGCTTCTTTTAATATCTAATCCTTTCCTCCATGGGGCGGCTCCTTGTCTTAAACATCTTAGGAAGTTTGCACCGGGCAAAATGGGATTAGAAAAACCTTTAAATTCAACCGTGTTCTCATCCTCATCAATATCAATTTGCCCTTGCTTATCCCAATAGCCGGATTGAATCCAGTCTAATTTTTGCAAGGCTTCATGGTCTTTAGTTGTCTTTTTTCGTTTCGTATGAAAAATTGCTCTTAATTCTGATTCAGGCTTTAAGGGGTCTGAACTTTGCACGTTAGAGCAGATCAAAGTACCTGCTCCTACAAGTGTTACTTGATAACATCTGTTAGCCATAAATAAAATCCTTAACGGTGTTTTTTGTTAACCCCTTAATAGGGCGCAAATCAAACTTGATATTGCTACTTATGCATAGTATAGTGTTCTTATCTATCGGTCAATAGTAATGGCTATTAAATGGGTAACACAAGTAGAAGCATGCGAAGCGTTAGGAATGGGCAAATCTACAATTCAAAAATTACGCAACAAAGATAAGATCCTAGTAATTGGAAAGCATTACAGAAGAAAAACACCAACATCTAAAGTACTCTTATACAACCTAGAAGCTTGCGATAAAACCCTTTCTAAGCTCTGTTCAACCCCGCTAGAAGCCTAATTGCTAGACTTAATACGTTGAGACAGTAAGACAATGGAAAAATATTTTGATGCTGACCAATGGAGAAGGATATTTATAAGCTTTTCATCAGATAGCCCAGAGAACACAATTGGTATTGAAATACTTAGACAACATATATACGAACATCAAAAAGACTTACTCACAGAAAACGCCCTTTGGTATAAGCACTTTTCACGTAACCCTTATAACCCTTACCTCAGATGATGGAATTAGACATAGATCCTGATGCTCTTAAGCTCCCAAAGGGTCTAACAATCGCAATCAAAAACGACATTAAGTTCATTACCTCGCAGGCTCTTAATGCCACTATGTCAGGCTCTAGGTATATGCCAGGCACAAAGCAACGCAACGTAAGAACTAACATTGAAAAAAATAGTAAATCATATTTAGACAGACCGAAAAAAGTAATACAAGAAGGTTGGTTTTTAAATGAGACCGCTGATAAAAATTCTCTTGTCTCAGGCTTAAACTTTAAAGATAAACCATTTAACCGCTACAGGTTTTTAGCTCCAAACATTAAAGGCGGCAAGCGTAAACAAAAGAGCTTTGAGAAACTTTTAATTAATCATCCCCTAGCTTCTGGAGGTATTGGTTCAAACGCTCAATTAGTTCCTAACGCTGATAACTTTGTTAACCCCCTACGTATTGATAAGTTCGGTAGCCCCTCCAAGTCCTCCATTAACTACATATATAAGAACGTACGGTCTACTAAACGCTCTAGCCAACGCCAAAGCTTAGACCCTATACGTAGAGGTAAAAAGGGCGTAGAGTCTGACCCTACCTTCTTGGTCGGTAAGCCTAAGTACGGTGATAGGCCCGCCGGTATATGGTGGCGCAGAAGAAACAACGAGAAACTCTGGCTAATCTTTAAAGCCGTTGAACAAACAGACTACAAGCCAATCTTTAAAGCAGAGAAGACAATGACAACAACAATAAAAAGAATATGGCCTAAGAATTTTGAGGCCTCTTACCGCAAGGAATTAAAACACTTCTTTTGATTTATCCAACTAATAAAAAATCCATATATAGCGTACCCCCCTCTCATTCCGTTCGCTTATTGAGAATCAACGGGTCCTTTTGGGCCTGCCTCGTATGGGTCATCCGAAGGTCGCAGAATTTTTTTAGCGTTACTTATTGAGAATTGGTTAACTGAGTTAATCCATATATAGTGTGTTTGGTTAATCAGAAGTTAATGCTTGTAACTTTTAAGGACTTAGCAAAGCTCAAAGGCGTGTCAGCGCCTGCGGTTACAAAGAAAATGAAGAAAGACTATATGCAACCTTGCATAGTTAACCACAACGGGCAAAAACTGGTTAACAAGGATATGGCTTTAGAGCTTTGGCATGGGAATAGCAATATTGCACAAACGCCGGTTACTGTGCCTGCTGAGACGAAGAAAGAACTAAAGAAACAGATAGATGAGATGCCAGCGGATGAGATACCGGATTTTAACGTTAGTAGAGCTAGAAAAGAGCACTGGAACGCATCACTAGCGAAGTTACAAGTGCAACAACAGAAAAAGGAGTTAATACCTGTTACGGATATAAAGAAAAGTAGTTTTGAATTGGGTAGAGCTATAAGGGAAAGCTTGTCGAATATTGCTGATCGTTTAGCGCCTCAATGTGCGGGTGAAACTGATAGTCAGGTAATACATCGGTTGTTAACAGAAGAACATAGGAACGCATTAGAGGAGATTGCAAAGATATGAACGCATGGAAAGAAGGCTTTTTAAATGGTTTAAGACCGCAAGAGAAATTAACTGTTGATCAGTGGTCAGATAAATACAGGGTTCTTTCGAGTCGCGGCTCTAGTGAACCGGGAAAATTTAGGTCAAGCCGTACAAATTATCTTGTTGAACCCATGCGGGAATTATCAACGGATAGCCCGACTCAAAGGGTTGTTTTAATGTTCGCCGCGCAACTTGGTAAAACGGAAACTATGAACAATTGGGTCGGGTATTGCATCGATTATGCACCGGCTCCCATGTTGTTAATTCAGCCGAGTTTATCGATGGCGCAACGATTGAGCAAGCAACGACTGGAACCAATGTTGCAAGACACCCCGCGTCTAGCTGAAAAGATCCCACCCGCTAGAAGTCGTGATAGTGGTAATAGTCAGTACGCAAAAATCTTCCCTGGAGGGTTCCTCGCGATTGGTGGAAGTAATAGCGCAAGTTCTTTGCGTTCTATGCCGGCTCGTTATATCGGTCTTGATGAAATAGATGCCTATGTAGGGGATGTTCAGGGTGAGGGGGAACCGTGCGCTTTAGCAGAAAAAAGAGCTTCAACCTTTACAAGAAGAAAAATTTTACTTACATCAACTCCCACGATTTCCGAAGCATCGCGTATTGAGGATGAATATTTAAAAAGTGATCAACGTAAGTTTTTTTGTCCTTGTCCTCTGTGCGGTTTTTATCAGGTCTTGAAGTTTAAGCAACTTAAATTTGATTCAAAAAAATTAGACAAAGTTGAATATGAATGTGAATCATGCAAAGAGCGTTTTGATGAGACTGCTAAAACAACGATGTTAAGAAAAGGGGAATGGAGAGCAACAAAACCAGAAAACAAAGGAAAGACGGCGGGGTTCTGGCTTAATGGTTTAAATAGTCCTCTTGGTTGGTTTAGTTGGTATGAAATGGCAGATGAATTTCTAAAAGCAAAAGATGATCCTTCTTTGTTAAGGACTTTTACCAATACCCGATTAGCCGAGACTTTTTCTTACGAATATCAATCGAAGTTAAACGCCGAGGCGTTGATGGAAACAAGGTCAGATTATTTACCGGGTACTATTCCCGAACCTGTTGTTTGTCTTTGTTTAGGAGTTGATGTTCAAGGCGGGATGGGTTCGGCTACTTCGAGATTAGAAGTTAGTTGTTGGGGTTATGCCCCCGACCCGTCGGGTTTAGCAGAAAACATGTATTTAATAGATCACAATATTATTTATGGCGACCCGAATCAGGGGGAGGTTTGGACTGGTTTAGATGTCTTGTTAAATGCTGAATATGAACATCCAAGCGGCGCAAAGATGAGAATAAGCGGGTGTGCGGTTGACTCTGGCGGTTTAGCGACTAGTTCAGTTTATGACTGGTGCATGAGGCGCAGAAATAAAGGCGTAATAGCAATCAAAGGTAGTTCTAGATCAGGCGGCCCGATAATTGGTAAAGGCTCAAGAGTTGATATTAATTACAGCGGGAGGGTAAGAAAAAAAAGCGGTGTTGTTTATTTATTGAATACGGAAGATATAAAAGACAGAATTTTCAGCAAAATAAAAGGTTCGGGAAAAATCTTTTTTCATTCAGAGACAACTAGTGAATACTTCAAAGAATTGACGGGAGAGTATCGAACACAAAAAACAAATAGCAAAGGCTACCCAGTTAGTACATACGAAAAGAAACCAAATCAAGCGGTAGAAAAATTGGATTGCTGCGTATACAGCTATTCTGCTTATCAATTACTTACTAAAACGACTCCAAAGGGGAAATTCTTTGATATTTACGCTAAAAAGCTTTTAAATTCATCTAATCTTGAAAAAACAACGTTAAAAGAGGCTAAACTTAATACGTCTACGAAGAGAAATTATGTTAGTTCATGGTGATTTATTATGACTTGGTTTTCTGACTTTCCGTCAATCATAACCGCTGGAACTACTGTTACTTGGGAAGATAGCTCAACTACAGTTGGTTTTAATCAGAATGCCACCTCTAGTGATTGGACTCTTACTTATTATTTGAGAACAAATACAGCCTCAGAAGGGGCGACAGTTGTGGGCAGTGCTTACAATGATGGTTGGCGTTTTACTCTTGCCTCGTCTGTAAGTACTAATTTTGATAAAGGCGATTGGATATGGGCAGCCGTAGTCACTAAGGCTTCAGAATCTTTTCAATTAGCAACAGGAAGATTCAAAGTAAAAGAAAGCTTGACATATTCAGGCACTCCAACGGCTCTAGATAATCGAAGTCAAAACAGAATAGATTTAGATAATGTAATAGCGGCTATTCGATCAATTATTGAGGATAAAGCTAAGTCTTATCAGATAGGAGGGAGGACATTTACAAGGATAGATCTTCCTGATTTATATCAGCAAAGAGATCATTTAAGTGGGGTTGTTATGCGGGAAGAAGTAGCGGAAAAAGTATCTCAAGGTTTAGGTAATCCAACTCGTTTCTTTGTCCGTTTTTAATCATGGCTTTTTTAAATCTCCCCTTGTCTGATGTTCTTAATTCAACCCCAGAAGCAGAAGTGAAAACAATACCTAAAGTGCAAAAGAAACGTAGTTATTCTGGAGCTAATTCCACTCGTTACAATTACAGTTGGCTTACACCTTCAGATAGTGCTGATAGCAACATTTTAGGAGGTGGAAATAAATTATTATCAAGGGCAAGAGATCTTTGCCGAAATAATCCAAACGTACGGCAAGGACAAAGAAGTTTTGCTCTTAATGTTGTTGGTCAAGGAACAAGAGTACAAGCACAAACAAGAAAATCAAGAGGTGGAAAATTAGATAAAAAAATAAATGATGCTATTGAAATGAAATGGAAAAAATGGTGTAGGTATGATTCTGTTTCAGCTAATGGTCGTGATTGCTTTTCAGATATAGAAAATATTATTGCAAAACAATTATTTGAGGCGGGGGAAATTTTTGTTCGATTAGTAAAAAAACCTTTTGGGCGGTCTTCAATCCCTTTAGCTCTGGAATTGTTGGAGCCAGAACAATTGGACAGTGAATATAAAGGGCCTACAAAAAGTAAAAATAATACTTGGAGGATGGGAATTGAAAGAGATCAGTTTAATAGGGCTGTAAGATTTGCATTTTTTAAGAGACATCCCGGTGATACACCTTTTCCTATTTCAGTTGGACAAACAAGACACATGTTTATTCCAGCTAATGAAATTATGCATTTATTTGTTACTGATAGGCCTTCTCAAAGTAGGGGGTGTTCAATGCTTGCCCCTGTTTTAGAGTCAATGCATCAACTTTCGGGCATGACTGAGGCGACTTTAATTAAAGCCCGTGCAAGCAGTGCCTTGATGGCATTTATTCAAACAACTGACCCCGATGGGTTGATGGGTGATGGGGAAGTTATGGAAAACGAACGAGTGTCAAGCTTTGAGCCGGGAAAATTTGTCTACCTTAACCCAAACGAATCTATACAGGTTCCAGACTTAGACGCACCAAACGGGGAATTTGAGCCGTTTAATAAAATGATTCTGAGACAGTTAGCCGCTGGATGTGGAATAAGTTTTGAATCTGTAAGTAAAGATTTTTCAGAGACAAATTATTCAAGTTCAAGGCTAAGTTTGCTTGAGGATAGAGATCATTACAGATGCATTCAAAAGTATTTAGAAGAAAGATTTTTACAGCCTTTGTTTGATTTATGGTTAGAACTTGCTGTGTTAAGTGGAAATTTAGATTTACCAAATTATGAAATTGATCCTGAAAAATATAGAAAAGTACGTTGGCTATTTAGACAATGGCATTATGTAGACCCATTAAAAGAAGTATCAGCAGCTAAAGAAGCGGTAAAAGCAGGCTTTAAGACACAAGCGCAGGTAATAAGTGAAATGGGTTCGGGTGATATTGAAGAATTTATGCCCGCTAGAAAAAATGAGATTGACCAACAAATTCAATTAGGATTATTTTTCGACACAACCGTAACTGATACGTCTAAACAGCAAAGTGAGGGTAATATAGATGAAAGTGATTCACAGACTAATGGAAAAGAAGCAACGTGATCTAGAAAACCAAATACAACATCGATCCCAACCCGTCGAATTTGACATTAAGGAAGATCGCACAATTGAGTTCCCGTTTAGTTCAGAAAAACCAGTTTATAGGGGTGTATTAGGTAACGAAATTCTTGATCATCGCGAGGGTGCAATAGATTTTTCACGTTTAAATGATGCGGCCCCTTTACTGTTTAACCATGATCCAAACAAGCCTATAGGAGTAGTAGAAAAAGCATGGACAAAAGACAAGCGCGGTTACGCCCGTGTACGTTTCAGCGATAATCCTTTCCCTACTGAAGTTTATAACGATGTAAAAAATGGGATACTGCGCGGGGTGTCAGTTGGGTATTCAGTAAACGAGTCACGAGACGAAAAGGATAAAGACGATTTTTACCGTGTAACCTCATGGACTCCGGCGGAAATTAGTATTGCGGTCGTAGCTGCTGACGAATCGGTTGGGGTAGGAAGAGCAAAAGAAATTAATACCGATACGTCTAAACAGCAAGAACCTAGTAATATGGAAGCACAGCGTAATAACGCCGTTGCGTCTTCTGACGCGCCACATAGTAAACCTTCAGAAAACAAACCTGAAATGACTGACACACCCGATTTAACCGTGGTGCGTGATGAAGCCTCTAAAAAGGCGGCTTCTGATGAGCGCAACCGCATAAGATCAATTTCTCTTATATGCAATGAGCATCAATTAGGAGAAGAGACAAAAGACACTTTAATCAGTGACGGTAAATCTATTAATGAAGCAAGAGAACTAGCTCTTAAAATCATTAGTGACAAAGCGCAACAAATTGAATCAGTCCCCTCAGCTCCTGATGTTCCCGAAAAGGAATTGAGAGAGATGCGTTTAGTTGATGGTATTAGAGCCGTTCAAACAAACGATTGGTCATCAAGAGGCGCAGGCTTAGTAAGAGAAATCTCTGAAGAAGTTCAGTTGAAAGGGGGTAAAAGAACCTCTTCTAATAGCTTCATGATTCCTCTTTCAGCTTTAGTAGCTGAGAAAAGAGCTGTTTATCAAACTGGTACAGCTAACGTTGGAGGTAATTTAGTAGCGGATGAGTACAGACCACAGGATTTTGTGGAGTACTTATACAATAAGTCGGTTGCAATGCAGGCAGGTGTAAAAACCTTGACCGATTGTCAGGGTGATTTAGTGATACCTCAAAGAGCAACTACAGGTTCTACTTATTGGCTCAGTTCGCAAACTACGGCAATAACAGCGGGGAACAGTACTTTTGCGCAATTGACAGCAAGTCCAAAAAACGTCGCCAGTTTAGAAAAATATTCTAGACAACAGGTTTTACAAGGTCTTCCACAAATCGAAGACTTGATTAGGTCTGATATGACTCAGAATCTACAACTAGCGGTAGACGCTGCTGTATTGAATGGTTCTGGTAGTTCTGGCGAGCCGACCGGGATTTTAAATACCAGCAATGTGAATAGTATCGCCGTGGGCACTAATGGCGGTCCAGTCACAGCGGACATGTTGATTAATTTGGAAGGTAATGTCGTTATTGACAACGGTGTTGTTAATCCTGCATCAACGAAGTATGTAACCAATGGAAAAGTCGTCAATGATTTGAAAAAATTAAAAGATACGACTAACCAGTATTTGTACAACCTTAATTATGCAGTTGGAGGCCGTGGCCCAACTCCTGCTAATTTCAATGGTTATCCAATATTGGATTCTATGCAGGTTCCAAGCACCTTAACAAAAGGGTCTTCTAGCAACAATTGCAGTGCTGTGATTTTCGGAGATTTCTCTCAATGCTTACTATGCCTTTGGGGTGGTCTAGAAATCCAAATTGGAGAAGATAGCGACGACTTCTCGAAGCTTCTTAGCTCTATTAGAGGTGTCCTATCAATGGATGTAGTAGTTAGAAACCCTGTAAGTTTCGGGGTCATTAAAGATATAACTACAACTCTTTAATTAGTTAATCGTGGGGTCGGCAACGGCCCCTTTTTTTCTTATGAAAATTTTATTAAACAAATCTATTTTGATTAAGGGCGAACACTTCGCAGCAGGTGAAGTTCATGAAGTAGAAGAAACAGAGGCACAAAAGTTAATTACTGGAGGAAGGGCTATAGAAGCCAATGAAGCCCCCGCATGTCCTCCAACTGCAAAACCAAAGGCTAAAAAAGTAAAATCAATTTTAGAAGAAGTAAAAGATGGCGCTGAGTGATGATCTAACCGCTTCATTTGCTGACTTTGGAGTTACCGCAACAAGTGGAGGCGCTAGCGGAAAAGTTATTCTTGATCAACCTGATGAGATGGTGTTAGATGGTCAAGTTATTTTTCGCGATTACAACGCTCACGCCAAAACCTCAGAGTTTGGAAGTTTGGCAGTAGGCAGCACGATCACTATTAGTTCGGTTGATTATGAAGTTAGAAGCATTGATCAAGATCTAGACGGTCTTACTTGTCAAATTTCACTCTCTAAAACCTAATGACAACAATTAGAGAAAATATATTAGGCGAGATCAAAACAACTCTTGCAGGTACAGCGGGAGGAGTCGGTTCAAGAATCTATCGCGAAAGGACAACCCCTCTTGCTCGCAATGAATCACCGGCGATTGTCGTTGAACCTGTAAGTGATACGCCAGAAATCTCTGTTTCACATCAGCGCGTAGATTGGGATTTTAGAATTATTGTCAGTGTTATCGTTAGGGGTTCGGCCTCTAATACTCCGTATGAAATAGCTGATCCGATTTGTGAGTCTTTACATTCAAAATTATTAGCTGATTTATCTGTTGGTGGTTATGCAATAGACATTGAACCTGCGGGCGTTTCTTTTGAAATGATTGACGCTGATCAACCCGCCGCAGTTATACAAAATACGTTCATGATTAAATATCGAACGACTTTAGGATCATTGTCTACATAAATTTATTAACACGTAGCAAATAAAGACTATTATGTAAGCATAGTAAATTCATGGTTGAAAGAGGACTAAAAAATGGCATTACTAGAAAGGGCCGCGCTCGTTCAAGTCAAAGCAGAATCTAGTTACGGAGTAGAACCAACTATTGCGGGCAGTGATGCGATGCTTGCTAGAAGTCTTACGGTAACGCCTTTAGAAAGTGACACAGTAAGTAGGGATTTGATCCGCAGCTGGTTGGGAAATTCAGAACAATTGCTCGCATTGACAAGGGTATCGGTAGAGATGGAGGTTGAAATTGCAGGCTCTGGGACAGGCGGAACTGCAAGCCGAATAGATAGTTTGCTCAAAGCTTGCGGTATGGCTAGCACGGTTACTAGTTCAGCGGTTACAGGATCTTCGCAGGCTGGAAGTTCTGGCAGTATCACTCTTGCTAGTGGCGCAAATGCTACCGACGACTATTACAACGGGATGCAAATAACAATTACTAGCGGTACTGGTAACACTCATAAAGGTTTGATTGTCGATTACGTCGGAAGTACAAAAGTAGCAACAGTAAAACCAATCACAGCAACATTCGTTCCGGGTGCAAGTTCTGGTTATTCAATCGCGGCTAATGTTGGTTATGTACCTGTAAGTTCCAATTTTGCTTCTGTAGCGATTCAATACAACCTAGACGGAATCGAACATAAGATTTTAGGTGCAAGAGGTTCATATTCATTATCATTAGCGGTTGGTGAAGTTCCTTCAATTACTTTCTCCATGACGGGACTATATACGGAACCGACAGATACGACGGCTGACACAGCGGCATATTCATTACAAGCTACACCAGTTCTCTTTAAACAAGGCAACACAGTAGCTTCAAGTTTTGCGGGATATGACGGCGCAGCGATTCAAAGTTTTTCAGTTGATATGGCTAACGAGGTAATTGCTAGAGAACTGGTCGGGGCTGATAAATCTGTGATTCTTACGAACCGTCAACCTACAGGAGAGGCAGTGATAGAAACTCCTACTATCGCGGCTAAAAACTTCTTTTCTCAAGCCACATCAGACACTACAGGCCTTGTGTCCATGCAACATGGAACGACTGCTGGGAACATCGTTTCGATCCTATGCCCTACCGTTGATATTACTAACCCTAGTTACTCTTCGAGTGATGGAATTAGCATGTTGAATATCCCATTTACGCCGGTTCCTAATACAGGTAACGACGAAATTAAACTTGTATTTAGCTAATAGTTTGTTTTTTTGTTAAAAGTTCCTTAGTCTACGTAGGAATAAATATTATTTTATGAGCTTTGTTTTAAAGCAAAAGGCTACTTTTACGTGGCCTGTAACAATCGTACTTCCCATTGATGGCGGGCATAAAGAGAAATCTACTTTTGATTGTGAATTTAAAAGATTACCTCAATCAAGAATCAACCAAATAATAAAAGTTGCAAGACTGATGGAAGTTGACGCAATAGACGAAGAAGAAAGGCTTGAAGATCAAGGCGCAGCTAAAGAAATCTTATGTGGATGGTCTGGAGTGGTAGACGATAAAGGAACAGAGATTAAATTTAGTGAGGCAAAGTTAAACGAATTACTTGAAATCCCCACTGTGGCCTCGCAAATTGTCAAAGCATGGTTTCAAAGTTTAGATATTAGCAAAAGAAAAAACTCCTAGGGGCCGTTGATTATCTCTTTAATCATGGGGGCGGCCATAACGAAGACATCATCAAAGATGCGGAAGTGTTGGGGATTGAATTACCCGACGATATGTTTAAAAACCACGATTACGAAGTTTGGCAAGAGCATGAAAATGTAGTTTTAACTTTTCTTCGAGTTCAGACGCAATGGAGAACGGGCCCAAATGGCTATATAGGTTTAGACTATGGAGTAGTGTTTCAAGTTTGCAAACTCTATAAAATAAAAGACATGAAAACTCTTTTTGAAGATTTGCAGATTATGGAGATGAGGGCTTTGGAATTAATCGCCAAAGAACAAAAAAAAGCTAATCAAAAAACTGAAATGAGAAACAGGAGGGCAAACTAATGGCATTAAATATAGAAAGCGCCCTTCGTTTAGTTGCAAAGGTAAAGGGATTAGGAGACGTTAAGAAACTAGAAAAAGCCTTCGGAGGCGTAGAGAGCGCAGCAAAAGGCGCGGCTAAGGGTTTTAAGTCAGTTGTAAGTTCTAAAGCCTTTCAAGGCATGGCGGTTGCTGCTACTGCTACTGCTACGGCAATTGCTTTATCTGCTAAGGCTGCTATTGATTTCGAGGACAAGATGGCAGGCGTATTGAAAGTAATGGATGATATGGACACAAAAGGAGTAAAAGATTTAAGAAAAGAAATTTTAGATTTAGGGCAAGAACTACCAATTGCAATTAATGGGATTGCGGATATGTACGCCGCAGCAGGTCAGTCTGGGATAGCAAGAAAAGAGATGAAAGCCTTTGTTCTAGATGCGGGTCGAATTGCTACAGCGTTTGACATATCAGCAGCGGAAGCTGGAACGTCTATGGCACAAATGCGGGCGGCGTTAAACAAAACACAACCTGAAGTTAGATTGCTATTTGATGCAATGAACCATTTAGGAAATAATACGGCGGCATCATCTGCGGAAATCAATGAATTTATGAAAAGGGCTGCGGCTGCGGGACAAGTTGCAGGATTAGCCGCCGAACAAACCGCTGCGTTAGGTGCTGCAATGATTGGTTCAGGTACAGAAAGCAGGGTCGCGGCAACTGCATTAAGAAGTTTAGTAAATGCTTTATCACAGGGGGCAAGTGCTACAGATGTACAAGTAGCAGCGTTAAGGCGTTTAGGTTTTGCACAAATCGACGCAAAGTTTGCAGAAAGAGAATTGACGGATGAAGTAAGACGACAATCAGAAGAAAGAATGGAAATTGCCAGAGGTGAAACTGACGAAGTATTAAAACAAATTAGGCGAAGATATGACGATCAATTAACAACGATTAGACGTGATTTAGAGGACGAATCAGACGCGGTAAGAGATGGCTTAAGAGATCAAGCAGATATAAGAATAAGAGAATTAACAGAGAGAATGTCGGGGGCTGACAATATAACTAGAAAACAAATTGAAGCGGAAATAAAACAAATAAGAAAGAAATTAAATACAGAATTAAAGATGTTAAGAAGAAGAGACGAAGATAGGATGACAGAAATTAATAGGAACTTAGCTGATCAAGAAGCAATTGAATTAAAAGCGCAAGAAGATAAATTTACAAAGATTGAAGAATTAGAAAAAGCATCACTAGAAAAACGATTTGCAGAAATTAAAACGCAAACGGAACAGGCAGCATTTGAAGCAGGTCAAGCAATTTCTGAAAACTTACAAACTGACGCATTAGGAACTATTGAAGATATTTTCACAAGAATTGCAGATCTACCAAAGGCGGAAGTTGTCTCAACGATAAGTGACTTAATGGGAGAACAGGCCGCGCGAGGTATGACACAACTAATAGGAAATATGGAGAAATTTAGGGAAACAATGCAATTAATTAATCAAGATACTAATTTTGCGGGTTCAACTTTAAAAGAATTTAATAAACAAAATGAGACAACAGCCGCGCAATTGCAAAGAACAAAAAACGCGGGTGATGCGTTAGCAATTACTTTTGGTGAGCCATTCTCAAAAGCATTAAAAGAATTAGCAAAAGGGTTAACCCCAATCATTCAATTTGCAGCAGATTTATTAAATAAATTTCCTGGGTTAACCGCAGCCGTAGCAGCATTTAGTGCAACCTTTGTAGGATTAACGGCGGGTATTCCTATCTTTGCAGCATTAAAAGTCGGCGTGGCAGTTTTAGGGATTGCATTAGGACCACTATTATTGCAATTTGGTTTAGTCGCTGCGGCTATTACGGGTATTGTTTTAGTTGGTAAGCATTTGATGGATAATTGGAAATTAATGGGAGATGGTTGGAATTTTATCGTTGATCAAATAAAAAATGTTACTACGGATATGGTCAAATGGATTGGTAAAGCATTTGATAACTTATTTGGCGGTTTAATAGGCAGAATTAAAGATTTTGTTGATTGGGGATTAAGGCAAATAGAGCGTATTAATAATTTCTTATTTAAATCAAGAAAGGCACAAGCAAGCAGTTCTAATAAAACTACTGCAACTGTTCCCGCATACGGCGAAGGCGGTTACGTTACAAGTCCTAGAATGGCTCTAATCGGAGAGGGGGGAAATAGTGAGTATGTTTTACCGTCAAATAAAATCAGTAAATTTATTAGCAATTATCAATCAGGATTAAGAGGACAGGCCGCAATCCCTTCAACTGGAGGCGGTGGATATAGCAGCGCGAATGTAAATATAAGTACAGGCCCAGTTATGGAGATGGGAGGGAACCAATATGTGACCGTTGATGATTTAGAAAACGCATTACAAACTTTTTCATCGTCAATCTTCGCTAACTCTCGCAGTTATGGCGGGCGCAGATTCCAGGGGCTTAGTTAATGGCTAGAGCGCAATCACAGTATTTAAGATTTTACACAGGGGGAACAAATCATTATTTGCTTCAAAGTTATTATGTTAATAGCACGATTTCCCTTGATTCTCTTAGTTGGACTTACTTCCCTTTTAATGCTGATGGGTTGATGCAAAGTAGCGCGGCGGGTGGTAATGGTGTTTCGTTAACTGTTCCAGCGACTGAAAAGGCGGTTGATATATTTACACTTGCATTATCTAGGGAATATTTAGTTCAACTAAAGATCTATGAATTTGATAGTCGTCTTTCTAATGTTGCCCCAGAAACTAGTCAAACTTTAATTGTTGATTTTATTGGAGTTATTAAAAGTATGAGCGGTGATTTTAATACGTTATCTGTAGAACTTGGTTCTAATTTATCGCCAGTCGGGGCGCAAGTGCCTCCGCGTAAATTTACCTCTTATTTGATTGGTAGCCCTATAAGAATATGACCAAATATAGACCCGCTAGGATTTCCGATCCACTCGAACTTTTACCACATCAAAGCGGGATTATTGATAACCCAGTTTCTGAAGGTGCGGCGGCTGGAAACACACAATTAGATAAACAACAAAGGGCGGCGGTTATTGGTGAGCCTGTTCCTATTGTTTTCTGTCGTCGTACTGGTTCAGGAGCTAGCGCAATCGGTGGAGTATTAGCGGAACCCTTATGTACTGAAGGCCGTTTTGTTAATGATTCAACTACAAATGTTTTAACTCTTGATTTTATGCTCGTCTTAAGTGAAGGCGATATGAATCAACTGCTTTTAAAAGATTGTTTTCAACGTAGTTGCAGAGTCGGGACATGGGAGCAAACATATGATCGCCGGGCTGGTTCTTTCGTTCCTCTGTATTCAATTACTACAGTGGCAAATAAAACGCCGTGGAATTTACCCACGTATGTAGGGACTAGTGGCAGGTATGAAGATATGACGACGATACATTTTAGTAATACTTATGCGGATGGAAGTAACAACGCTTTAAAACAGGTCTTTTGCTTCGTGAGGGAGGGTATTAATGTTGCTCGTATACTCGAAAGTAATTCTGTTGGTCCATCAAATAATTTTATTGATTTAGCGATCTATTTATTAAAAACCCGAATACCTGATGCGTTAATTGATACGACCTCTATGACGGCGGCGGCTACATTTTTAAATGCTAATAGTTTATTTTTTAACGGTGTTTTTAATCGTAGCTCTAACCTTGAAGATTATCTAACAAGTACAGGAAATCATTTTTTACTACGTCTAAGTGAGAAGAACGGGAAGAAAACATTTAAACCAAGAGTCCCAACAAATACAGACGGAACCATAAAAGTAACGGCAATAACGCCCTCTTATAATTTCACTGAAGAACATATAATCCAAGGTTCTTTTCAAGTTTCATACATCCCGATAGAAGACCGTAAAAACTGCAACGTACAAATTATTTATAGAGAACAGCCCGATGATGATATAGGCATAGTAAGAACAGCAGAAATCAAGTTTGACGGTGAAGCAAGTACAGGACCATATGAATCACACGATTTAAGTACTTATTGTGCGACCGAAAACCACGCTGTAAAAGTTGGTTCTTATATTGCTATTAGAAAAAAAACAATCACTCATACATGCAGAATTAGCGTCCGGCCTTCTACTTTTAACGCAACGCTAGCGCTAGGAGATATTGTTAGGGTCAAGCTTCGCAGAGAGACAGAGGCGGGTCTAAGTAGCCATGATTATTTCTACGAAATTGAACGGATTGAAAAAAGTACAAGTGGATTAATCACATTAGATTTGACTCATTTCCCTATTGATAATCAAAAAAGAAGCATTGTTGCTTTACTTGTTAATTCTGCAACGGGTAGCGGGGCACTTGTCGGAACCTCTCGAACTGATTTCTCTTGCGACGTTTCAGGAAGAAGAACAGACACAAGCACAACTCTTTCGGATGTAGGTATTGATTATGGAAGCTTACCCGTTAGTTTTGATGTTCCAAGTTTGGCAGAGGTTACAACGACATTAAACAAAACAAGCCTTGCGACTGCTGGCGGTGCTTCTACTGCTGACGGCTTGTCTTTTAACGTCGATTCATATGACATTGGTTCGTTCGGTTCAACGTACAACCTCAGTGCGTCGGGCGGGGTTGCTGGTGAGTTTGGCGCAGACTTAGGAGATGAAGCAAACGCAACAGATCCATTAGACAACCAAATTTCAACCTCGTTAACTGATAACAGGTCAACAAGTAGAAATTTAAGAGTTGGTGATCAAATAACGGCTACAGGTCCAACTTGTGCGGGTGGACGTATTCTTGCTTATAGTGGCTCTAGACCTTTAAACGATGACGGCACACCGAACACTGATAGTGACGCGATTGTTTGGGATACAACCCCATTCCAGACAATAACCGCGGGTCAAATGTCAACACCGGGCGTGGGGATAATGATATTATCGGCAAACGAAATTGATAAAATGATCAAGTGGGTCACAGAGTGTCCAGACGAAAGCAGCGACACAGGGTTTGGAACTCCTACAGAGATCGGAAAAACAGATAAGCCAATAGAAATTAATGTTAATGATTATCGTTACGCAAGATTTACAGGAACGAAAACAAGAGCAATCGCGGCTAGTGATGCAGTTACTGGATCAATCAATACAGTTGCTTTAAACTCTTCTTGGACTCAATACAACACCTATGATGGTTCAGGTAATAGAACTAGTTCAGATGGTTATCTCACAATTGCCGGTTTAAATTCTTGTAATATCCTGGCATCATTTTTGGGTAACACAACAGACACAGGACATGTTAAAGGCTCTAGTAGTGGGACGGCGTGGCAGTCTTCTGTTAACGGGGTGCAATATACTGAGCAATTGAATGTTATGACTAGCGTCGGCGGTTTGGGAAATAACGCTGCAGGGGGCGGATGTGGTGGAACTGGTTTCCTTGGTTGGTATGAGTATCTACAAGGGAAAGGCTCTTACATTAGGATTACAGGAAAATGGGAATTTACAAATGATACAAGTGCAGGCGCCCAGGAGACATGGGAGGGTATTAATAGCATCATAGAAAACCCTACAGACACAGCTTATAGCGATTATTCTTATGGCTGATTTTCCCTCTGTTGTCCCATCTGCAAGAACTTATATCCCCGGTTCTTTTGCAAGTTCTACGCTTCCCGATATGAACGGAAACGAGACAAATATTCGCCATAGTTCGGCAAGTTATGGGCATCAATTAAAACTCAGGTTTAAAAGTCTACCTAGAGCTGACTATGAAAGTATTTTGAATCATTACGTAATGCATGGGACATTTGAAAGCTTTGATTTAAATACGTCTGTTTTAGTTGCAACCAACTTAAGTTTTCCGAGTGGTTATAAGTGGAGGTATTCAGATAGACCTAACGTTAGTGAAAATAGAAGTCAAATTGATGTCACTGTAAGCCTTGAGCTTTTACCGCCTTACACTATTTGATTATGGATAGTTTTCCTTACTTAAGACCTAATTCTATTTCCTACGATTTAGGCGCGTTAAATGTATCTAAGAGTTCTACTTTATCAAGTGGCCCGATATGTTTTAGGCATTCATTAGCTGTAAATAATCACATATTAAATTTAAGTTTTACAAATAGAACACAAACTGAAGTTAGCTTGATTCGTGAGCATTATTACAACGCAGCGGGTCAACATTTATCTTTTACTGTTCCTGCGATTGTTTGGGGTAGTTCTAGCGTTGTCTCGTCTGGGTCAACCTATCGATATTTAGAACCGCCAGCAGAAAACCAGCGGGGCGTGATGCATGATATAGACATTAAGTTATTAATATTAACTGGACCTGAGTTGTTATTTACTTTAAATGGAGGCGGTGCGGCTTTGGCAAGTGAAGCGGCGTTTACTAGTTACGCCTTCAATGGACAAGATCCGTTTATCCTTAATCTTCAAGGCGCAACCAATTCAAGTACTACAATGATATTAAAAGGTGGCGGTAGTCGATTATGAGCCAAACAACTGTAAAGGTACAACTGCAGCAGCGATACGACACCGCAGCAAATTGGACTTCAGCAAATCCAACTTTATTAGCTGGAGAGATTGGCTATGAGAGCAATACCAGTAAATTTAAGATCGGGGATGGAAATACCCAATGGTCATCTTTAGCGTATGCCCCTGGATCTGGAGGATATACAGCAGGGACTGGAGTATCTATAAGCGCTTCTAATGTCATCAGCGCTAGTGCAGTTGCCTTAAGTCAGGTTTTCACGGCTGTTAATCAAACGGCTCATTTAGCATTAACGACGCAAGAAGGCGACATAGTTGTCAGGTCAGATGAAAACAAAAGCTACGTGAGAAATTCCGGCTCAGCCTCTGATATGACTGATTACACATTGTTGGCCACCCCGACTGACGCAGTACTCAGTATTAACGGCCAAACAGGTGCCATAACCGCTGATCAGCTCGCTGCTGCTATAGAAAGCGCAACAGATTCTAATACTTTCACGGACGCAGATCACACAAAGCTAAACGCAATTGAAGCTAGTGCTACTGCCGATCAAACTGGGGCCGAAATAAAAACTGCTTATGAAGCCGAGTCAGACACTAACGCCTATACAGACGCAGAAAAAACTAAGTTAGCGGGTATAGAAGCTTCAGCAACTGGCGATCAAACTGGAGCAGAAATCAAGACAGCCTATGAGGCAGAAGCAGATACTAATGCTTACACAGACGCAGAAAAAACAAAACTTTCAGGTGTTGCTACTTCTGCAAATAATTATTCACACCCAACTACTGCGGGTAATGTTCATGTGCCGACTGGTGGCAGCGCGGGGCAATTTTTAAAATATAGCTCTTCTGGGACTGCTGTTTGGGCTGCTGATAATGACACTACTTACTCAGTAGGTGATGGTGGTTTAACTACTAATGATTTTACAAACGCAGACCACACAAAATTAGACGGCATTGCAGCGAGTGCTAATAATTACGCAATATCAACAGATCTATTAGATGAAGATAATTTTGCTACTAACTCAGCGACTAAAGTTCCTAGCCAACAATCAGTAAAAGCATATGTAGATACGGCTGATGCGTTAAAGGCTAATCTTAGCGGTGCAACTTTCACGGGTGCGATAGCTGGCCCTAGTGCAACCTTTACTGATGACGGGGCAACTGGTGCGGTTGTCAGTATTCAAGGCGACGACGCGCAGCAATGGGGCTTTCATATTGGCAATAGCACTTATCACAATTCTCAAGCTTCAGGGCTTAAATCTTATATACAAGATGACGGCGATTTAGAACTGGCACATTACGCAAACGCTGAATATAGGAACTGGTGGATCTCTCAGCATGATGGAACAACTGGTAGATATAACATTTATTGCACAGCGGCTGGTTCTATTTATTTATACAACGCAGGAACTGCCAAGCTAAATACCACAACGGCGGGAATAACCGTTACTGGATCAGTTACCGATGATAAGGGTGATG